CCCGATACTCCTTTCTTCCCAGTAGTGGGTTATAGAGATGCCTCTGACATGGCGGATCTTAAGCGTTTTGATGATGCTAAGAAGCGTTACCCGAACATGACCATCCTAACAGTATATTCAGAGCCTGAAGATACAACCCGTGCTACAAACTTAAGAAAAGCTATTATAGACGGGAACGATAAAGAAGCTGCAAAATTCTTACCTGCAGAACTTAATGCAGAGGATCTGGAGGCTGTAATTAACCTTCTTAAGTCTACTGTTACTATCGAAGAGAGAATGAATTACTCTATCGAGCAGGTAATGTTAGGACTACTCACAGAAGAGGTGGAAGAAGTTGAAGAGGTTACAATGGGTACCCCGGTTGCTCCGATAGCAGTTCTTCCTTCTGAAGAGCGTCAAAGAATGCAGAACCTTACCGCATACTTTCAGAAGCTTGCCCCGGACGATGTAATCGTAGACTTTAACGGACAGTCTATCGTCATCACTCCTATGCTGTATAACAAAACAGTTCCTGGAGATTATACTCCCGAACAGAAACCTATTGAGGAGTACCAAGATACTGCTGCAGCCATAAACTACGTTCCTTACATTGCTAGCATTCTAGAGTACATGGTTAAAAAGGGAATGACTGTAATGCCGCTACCGGAGATCGTAACAAGAGAAGATCAGGAAAATGCAGCTAACGTATTTGGAAGAACTGCATACTACGAACCTGCTGAAAAGAAGCTAGTACTGTATGTAACCGGCCGCCACCCTAAAGATGTTCTACGTTCTTTCTGCCATGAGATGATTCATCATATGCAGAACCTGGAAGGACGCTTACCTTTCATCACCACCACAAACACCCAGGAAGATTCTGCCCTAAATGAGATTGAAAAAGAAGCTCACTTTTTAGGAAGCATGATTATGAGAGAGTGGGAAGACTCGGTTAAGAACGAATACAACGATCCTCAGGACGGTAAAGCAGCTCCTTACGGGTCTGGATATAATCCGGTGAATGAAAATGCACTTGCAAATATCATTGCAAAACTAGCTGCCCCTCTCATTAGTTTGATTATAAGCAGAGCCATTGATGGACTTTTCGGTTACATAGATGACATTAAAAACATTGTTGCTCCTGAACCCTACATTAAATTCTTAAAAGGATTAGAAAAGAATGATGAGTTTAATAAGCAATTTATTCAACTTGCTATTCAACGTGAGAAAGAGAAAAATCCTGCTCTGGGGAGTGAATGGAGAGAATTAACTACAAACCTACCAGCATTTAAAGAAGCATTTGACAAATTTGCAGAAGAAGAGGGTATTGAAGGAAGCAATAAAAGCTACCTTCTCTCTAAGGTATCTATAACAATGTGGGACACTTACCTGAAGACTTGGAAAGAAATCCACCAGGTACTAAAAAAGAAGTACCCGGACCTTACCCAAGATCTAAAGGAAGGTACTAAATACCGCTCTATCGTTGCCGATGTTAGACAGGCAGTTAATATTGCTCTTAATACTCTTTTAAGCGGCAAAAAGCTAAAAGGGTATAACATAAAGACTAGAAGAGAACCTTCAAAAAAGGATAGAGAGTTAGCAGAAAAAATCGGAATGACCCCGCTAGGAGTTATGTTCCATAATGAATATCAAACTGCATACTTAGGCAGTTTTGAAAGTAAAAGCGAGAAAGGTACACCAACTAAGGTAGAAGTATCTCTTAAGTTTGCCTTAACAGATGAGGTTAAGCCTGGTAAGTACCATATTGACGGAGAAGCAGGATCTGATGAAGGAGAGATTGATATTATCCTAGCATTTAATCCTGAAGACGGTACTAATATGTTACAAGCTATACAGTCTCAATTAACTGATTTAATCCGTCACGAAACCGAGCATTTGACTCAAAGCGGTGATCAAGTTAAGCCAACTAAGTGGATGAGAGGCGATCAAGCTAGAAGAAGAGAGATTCGTAAAAACCCTGAAATCTGGCACAAATACTATATGCTTCCGAAAGAAGTAGATGCCAACATCCAAGGTCTCTATGCTAAATCAAAGTATGAGAAGAAAGATTTCCAATCGGTAGTTGATGCTTATTTAGATGATTTAGTAAATACAGATATTGTAACAGTTGGAAATAAGCAAAAAATTTACGATCTTTGGAAAGCTAGAATTCCTCAAATCGGAGGTATTCCAAACTTAAAATAAAATGGGCAAGTTAGCAGATTTACTACTTTTCGAAGAAGAACACGACGTTTCAAAGCTTCGTCTATACTGTGATATGGACGGCGTGCTTTGTGACTTCGATAAGCGCTTTGAAGATCTCTTTGGTAAAGAACCTAGCCAGATAGAGAGTGAAAGAGGCATTCCTTACTTCTGGGCGATGATTCGCAGAGTAGGAAAAAAGTTCTGGTCTAGAATGGACTGGACCCCTAACGGTCAACGACTCTGGAATGAAATCTCAGCTCATAAGCCTACCCTACTTACAGCTCCTCCTAAAAAGCAAGGAGATTTTTCTCAACTAGACCCTGTAACCATGGAAGGTAAGCAGGAATGGGCTGATATGAATCTATCTCCAGCACCGGCCGGAATTATCTTTAAAGCATCTAAGGATAAGCAGCAGGTAGCTCAAGAGGATGTAGCCAACGGACTTACCCCTATCCTTATTGACGATAGGAGAGACATTATTGAACGCTGGCAGGATGCCGGCGGTATTGGATTGCACGTAGAAAAGAACGGAGATCCATCAGAAGCTATTCAAAGAATTAAAAAGTTATACCAGGTAAAAGATGAAGGAGAATCATCTGAAGAAAGAATTTGATGAAAGAGCGGTAAACCGCGCCCGTAACATTATTTCTAAAAACTTCACATCCCGAACCATGGTTGGTTCCGGGTACGAGAAAGTAAAAGAAAAGCATAGCGAAGGTGATGTTTGGGAGGAAGATGGTAGAACGTGGACCATTAAAAACGGGCTTAAACAAAATGTTACCAAGTTAGATGCTGCTAAGAAATTAGCTCAAGTTCCGTTAACCTGTCCTAAATGTGGCGGTTCAATGAACCATCATTTAGCTAAAAAGATGTATAAGATTCATGGCTTTTGTTTTGATTGTACAATCGAGATGGAAGCAAATCTTCGCAAGGCCGGCCTTTATCAGCAGTATGAAAAGCAGATGATGCAGGGCAACATACAAGCCTGGGCTCAGGGCTTGGAGCAGTGGATAGACAATCAGATTAATGAAAGCATGACCTTTGTTACTGAAGACGGAACTATTGAAGATTGGAACAATAACTCTGCCAAGCAGAAAGCAGAGGTAATGAAAAACGTTAACGAGTATCTAGAGCACCTGAAGAAGCACATGGAATAACTATTTATAAAGAAACTCCAATGCTTCTAACTGAGTCAAAAGTTAATGCGGTACTAACAGAGGGTCTTAAATACCATTTAGAGACCGGTACCCCGCTATACGAAAACATCTACCGTCCAGGTTCAGAGGAATACTTTAATACCATCCGTCAGGCACGTCTTCTAATGAATGAAGGAGTGCTTCAAAATCTTTGCTTTGAAGATATGGAACTCCTCTTTGAAACCGAGGTAGGAGAGTACGCAGAGTTTGAAGGACAGAAAGTGCCTCTAGACTTTCCGATGATCGAAGAGATCTCATTCGTTATTCCGGATGCAGAAGCAACCTGGCAGCAGGCCTCAACCAACCCACAGATCCAGAAGATGGGTGAGGAGCAGTGGAAGAAGCTTTCCGACATTTCAAAAGCATCTGGCGGATTTGGATACACAGCCAAATACTCAGATATCGATCCAATCCTGCCTGAGCCTTCAGGAGAAGAAGGAGTAACATTCTCAGATAGTGATCAAATCCAAATGCCGGTAGTACTTAAGTATGAAGAAGCAGGAACGGTTAAATACGAAATTGTAGCCGGTGAAGATGTTCTTTCTAGCCTAATCAGCTCAGGTACAGACACAGACCCGGATATCTGGGTAGTTGATATTACTTCTGAAGCTTTAGCTGAAGCTAAATATAAGGGTAAAGAAGTATCCCTAAACAAACCTAAAAGAGGCGGACCTAAGAAGTTCTACGTTTACACCCGTAATCCTAAATCAGGAAAGATCATCAAAGTAAACTTCGGAGATACATCAGGCTTATCTGCCAAGATCAATAACCCAGAAGCTCGCCGTAATTTTGCTAGCCGTCACAACTGCGCACAAAAGAAAGACAAGACTAAGGCAGGGTACTGGTCATGCAGACTTCCTAGATATGCAAAGCTACTTGGACTTAAATCAAGCTTTGGTGGATTCTGGTGATCGTCCGTACGTCGATCTAGAAAGTGGAATCGATGAGAATGGCGAACACTACGTCATTCGAAAGTTTGATAGCGATATTGATATCGAAGAGCTATACTGGCATAGAGACGATGAGGATCGCGGGATAGAAATACTGGAATGCGGTAGAGGATGGAAGGTTCAATTTGATAACGAACTACCAATCGACATTGAACCAGGTACTAAGATATTTATCATAAGGCACGAGTGGCATCGTGTCATCAAAGGTTCTGGTCATTTACTTATAAAAATTTTTAAATATGGCAAAGAAAAAGCAAACCGATAACGAGATTATCGACGAACTAGTAGCAGCAACAACATCAGAGGAAACCTCAGTAGTTGAAGAAGTGGCTGTAGTAGAAGAGCCTGTAGTTGTTGAAGAGCCAAAAGCTGCACCTGCTCCTAAAGTAGAAAAGAAAGCAGAAACCCTAGCACCAGGAGAGTACTACCGGGGCAAGAGAATCGAAAAATACATCGCTAGACTTGGCAAAAGATGGGTAGTAGCTATCGAAGGTAAAAGAGTTAAGATCAACAAAGACGAAATCGTTAAGGTTAAGTAATGGCTAAGATCAAAGCACAAACAGCATCAACCTTTCAGGAAAAACCTAAAGTAAGCCGTCCAGGCGTCCACGCCAAGACCAGAACCTCGAATTTAAAGACTAGCAAAAACTACGCTAAAGCATACCGTGGCCAAGGTAAATAAATCAGCATTACACGCCTTTATGCGTGAGCTAATCCTTGAAGTAGTAAAGGAGAAGCCGGGCTTATGGGCCAACATCAGAGCACAGAGAGCAAGGGGTGAGAAACCATCTCACCCTAACTCTAAGGCTTTTAAAGATGCTGTTAAAGCTGGAAAAGAGATTTTAAAGAAAGAAAAGAAATGAAATTAATAGATCTCATCTTAGAAGCCAGCAACCCGGAGGATAAAGTTACTCTGGATATTCCCCTATTCATTAGACTTCTGGAATATGCCAGAGAAGATGTTCAGGCAGATGTTGATTTACATTTTATGGCCGATAATGCTATTAGATTATCTACAGAGGGTGAAACTCTAACAATGGATCATTACGATCAAATAGTTAAAAAAGATGAAACTCAGTCAGCTGATTAGTGAAGCGGAGGTTAAATGTCCTCCCGCCACCCAAGACATCGACCTAAACCTCGAAAATCGCCAAAAGTCTATTGACGAATACGGCTACGGTCCTGCAGATCCTTCTCAAAAGAACGAAAAGTTCTGGAAGAAGAAAATGGATATGTGGCAGGTTGATACCGATAAAGAGCTTAAGAATATGGTTTGCGGTACTTGTGCTGCTTTTGATATTACTACAAAGACTCTGGACTGTATTGCTAAAGGCATTGGATCGGATATGGGATCAGAGGATCCTTACGATGTTATTGATGCCGGTGAGCTTGGTTACTGCCGATTCCTTAAGTTTAAGTGTGCAGCAGCTAGAACGTGTGATGCCTGGGTAGCAGGGGGTCCGATTAAAGATAAGGAATAATATAAGACTAGCTTCAGGCTAGGGTGGAGATGAAGAAATCTGAATTCCAAAACCTAATCCAGGAACTAGCAGCCGAAGTGCTGGCAGAAGGAATTCACGATCCTATGAATCCCGGCATTCTCAAAAAGAGATTAGGTAAGCTCTCCTGCACAAAAGTAAGAGCAGCTAGAAGCAAACTCAAAGATAAAGGTACTACATATGCTAAAGCATTACAGAGGTATTTAAATTACCACTGTAATTAACCTATTTATTATTATGAAAAAACTGAACCTGAAAGAAAGTAGTTATAGCGACTATATTGCTTTTGCAGATGATTCAGCTACCTTTGAAGAATTTTTACAAAAGGTAAAAGAACAGGGTCTTGAAGGTGAGTTACCTGAAGAAGAGCTTAAAAAAATTTACACTGCACATAAAGATTTAAACATGAAACCAACCCAGGTAACAGAAGTACTTCCTAAAGATGCCGATGCAGGAGAATACATTGCAGATTTTGAGAAATCAAAAGCTCCTCAATTTAAAGGAAAGTCTAAGAAAAAGAGAAAAGAAATGGCAATTGCTGCTTTCATGAATAAGCAAGAAAAGATGAAGAAAGAAGACATCTTACAGGCCGTTAAAGAGGTACTGGCCGAGAAAAAAGCTACATACTGCGGAAGATGCGGGCACACTCACGTTAAAGGTACGCCTTGCCCAAGACCTTTTAAGGAAGGATTATCTCCTTACGGCGATGATGCTTACTTCGTAACACCAAACAAAGGAAAGAAAATGACCAAAGAAGATATTTTAAAAATCGTTAAAGAGGTACTAGCTGAAAATGTAGCTTACGATATAGAATCAACTGACGGAACTAAAACAGTACAGTCTTTTGCTAACGATGCAGAAGCAACTGCTTTTAAGTCCACAAATACTAATATTAAAGCAGTTAAGAAGCTAGAAGAAGACGATTGGCAAGATCCTACCGACGAATCAAGCATGGCCAAGTCAGAGCTCTACTCAATTGCCAAGTATGCAATCGAGCTTATGAAGATGATCGAAGACGGTGAGCAGTTAGATGCATGGGTTCAATCTAAGATCACAAAAGCAGCTGATTATGTAAACTCTGTAAAGAGGTACATGGAAGGTGAAAAAGCTATGGGCATTGAAGAAAAACTAGACCCAGTTGGCCACGAAGATGAAGATGTTGATAACGACGGAAAGAAAAATACAAAGACCGACAAGTACATCAAAAATAAGAGAGTAAAGATCGGCGCAGCAATCGCACAAGCTAAGAAAAAATGAAACTCGAACAGCTAAGAGATATTATTGAGGAAGCGTACTACGAGGTATTGTCCGAGCAGTGTACTTCCCCGTCTATGGAAGAGGTCGTGTATGAAAAAATTTCAAAAGTAAATGAACACGTTCTCAAAGCACTTCTTACCGAGCTAGACTCTGAGGAGTTCGTAGCTGCTGTATCCGACGAGTTTGATCTTGAAACCCTTCAAATAATGAAGGGAGTGATTGAAAAGAGAATAGATACTCTTAACAGAACTCTAGATATAGTAAATCCACGAAAGGTAGTAAAGGGCTTTACCGGTCACCTAAAAGAAGGTGAAGAAGGTCCTAAAAGAGATAATACGGATCCAACTCTTGACATACTTCAGAAATTCCCAACCCTTCAGAAGACTTTAACACACCTGCTAACCCCTCAGTATATGGAGTTTGTTGAAAAGGTAGGTTGGATGTCTCCTAAGCCTTCCACATTTAAGATCGAATTTAAATCCGGACAGGATATGATCTTAAAGTGGATGGGTAAGAACTTTGAAGCCAATATTGAAGGCAAGCGCTACTTTCTAGCCAACCTTCCTGAATATCAGCAGGCCCTAGACAAGATCGGAATGATGCTTGCTCACGGTCCGATCAAAACAGGAATGGAAGCTTTAGAGGGAGAAGAAGGAGCAGCAGGTGATGTATTTGCAGGAGCAGGAGCCCCGGCCCCGGGAGCAGAAGCAGGCGCTGAAGCCGGTGCTGAAACAGGAGCAGAAACACCAGCAGCACCAGCCGCAGGAGGTGAAGAAGATGTATTCGCAGGATTATAATGAATGTTCTAGATAAGATACTACTGGAGTGGGCCTGGCAATGCCCTAAAGGTTATCCGGATGTAGATTCGGAAGCCGATATGCAAATTTTAGAAAGCGTACTTCTTACTTATCTCACCAACGAAGAGCTAGCAGGAGGATATTCAAACCTCCTAAACTACTCAGAGCTTAAAAAAGCTAGAACTCCAGACCGTGGTATCATTTTCTACAACAAAGTAAAAGAAGGTCAGCCGTTTCTAACAGCGAACGGAGAAGAGGTAGCAGTAGAGTTCCTGTCAGATGAACTAGCTGAAAAATTCGCTAATAAAAATTATAGCGGATTAAAAAACAAGACACCTATTGTCAAAGACGCTTCCGGTACCGAATATAGTATACAGGATTTTATTAAGACTTCTGAATTTGGCGGTAAGCAAAAAGGTGCATCCTTAACTAAGGAATCAGGAGCACTATCTGAGCTAGATAATACAGTAAAACAAATCCTCAGCACTACCGGTCAGTCTTCTATTGTAGTAAGAGTTGCAGGGAAGGTTTACGAAGGTATAACCGGAGCTGTTAACGTTGCCGGAACTCCTAAAGCAGACTTTGCATTAGCAGCTGGAGATACAGCTAAGATCTTTATCAGCCATAAAGACGGTAATAAGCCTACAGACTTCCTAAGATGGAGTGGAATCTCTTCAATTAAAGATGATCCTGCAGTAGCTTCGTTTGTAGAAGCAATTAAAGAAGAGAATGGTGGAGTTTTTGAACCTAAACAGACCTACACCCGTCCTATCACAGAAGAAGGATTTGCACATAAGGCAATCTACGGTAAAAACTTCGGAAGCGAAGACTATGGAGTAGATAATGTACAATGCGTAATTCAAGGTAGTGTAACGCTAACACCTGCCGATGGAGTGTACGAGTTAGGAGGTACAGGAAATATTTGGACTGGAGAGATACCAGAAGGAATGTATGCCCCGGTATTCTTCGCTCAGTATAGAAGCGGAAGAAGAGACCTAGGATTAGACAATTGTGAATCACTAGTAACACCTGCTTCTAAAATTACACGTAATACTAAAAGTATTTAATATATATTTATATAAGTTATGAGTAAGTTACAATCCCTAATCACAGTCATTGCAGTGACACTCGCTATCCTGATGTATACAGGTGCGCTGAATCCTCACAAGAAAAAATACTTAGCTGAATTAAAAGCTCAAGAAGAAGCTTCTAAAGCAAGAGAAGATTCAATTAAGGATGTTATATTTGCTTTAGAAAGTGAAGCACTGCGACTTCAGAATAAAGCAGACTCTACTATGAAAGCTTTAGATGTTGAGGAAGATAAACGTAAAAAAGAGAGAGATGAATTCAATCGTAAAATGGCTCAGCTTGGCAAGCTTTCTAACGCTGAGCTTGCCCGCTATTTCGCAGAGCGTTACAATCGTTAATGGCGATACGCTAATCTGCCTACCGGACTCTGTTGCAAGAAAAGTAATTGCAGATCTAGAGGCAGGAGATCTTTGCAAAAAAGAACTAGCCAGTTTCACTAGAGAAGCTACAGGCTTAAGAGATGTTATTGAGCTTCAAAAACAGCAGATTGTAAAGAAAGACGGAGCTATTAAAGGCTACCAAGAAGCGATAGCCGAAAAAGAACTTCAAATAAGTTTAAAAGAAAAAGAAATAGCAGTACTTAAGTCCGGTAAAGCCGCCAACTACTGGAAAGGCTTATTGACCGGTTTAGGAACCGGAGCAGGTCTGGTACTGGTATTAACATTGTTATGAGTGAACAACCAGTAAATGTTAAACAGTTAGTAATTCAAGAATACGCAAAGTGTGCCCAAGATCCGGCATACTTCATGCGTAAATACTGTTACATTCAGCACCCTCAAAGAGGAAGGATCTTATTCAACCTTTATCCATTTCAGGACAAGGTACTTTACTTATTTAGAGATCATCAGTTCTTAATCACCCTCAAGTCCCGTCAGCTCGGTATTTCAACTCTAGCGTCAGGATATGCTTTGTGGCTGATGATCTTCCACAAAGACAAGAACGTACTTGCTCTTGCAACTACTCAGGCTACTGCTAGAAACCTAGTAACCAAGGTACAGTTTATGTACGACCAGCTTCCTAGCTGGTTGAGACTAAAGGCAGTAGAAAAGAACAAGCTATCCTTAAGATTAACCAACGGATCCAGAATATCAGCCAAATCATCTAACTCAGATGCTGCCCGATCGGAAGCTGTATCTCTGCTACTGAT